ACCGCATGACCTTCAATGAAAACGTAAGTTTGACGAAATTCAGGCTTGCGTTTTTCTTTTTTTTTGGTAAAATCAGAGAAAAGGAGGTGAAACAATGGTCACGCTGAAAGACATTGATGCTATTTTCAGGCATCTAAAAAAAATCCTACACATGCTGGACAAAATTTACCACGCTCTGGATCTGGACAAGGAGGAATAAAAATGAGCCATCGTAAAAGCGTCAGTCCGAAAAAGGACAAGAAGATCTTCACCAACACGGCAAAAACGACCAAGAAGATCAACGTGAATCCGAAGCCGTCGCGCGGCGGCATCCGACTGTGAAGCGGCTCAGAGACAGCTACAACGTAGATTTCCACATCCGCATCGACTACAAAATTGCAAGTAAAATGGACGACATCGCGGAAGAACTGGGTTGCAGCACTCAAAAGCTTATCCGAAAAGTCATCAAATACGGCCTAAAGCACGAGAAAGAAATTGAAGCAGAGATTATGGAGGAACCTTAAATGACGGTCAACATGTACGCAATCAAAGACGAACTCGCTGGAAACTGGGGCAACATCATCCTTGTCAATCCGGTAGTCAGTGAACGGACCTTCAAGTGGATGGCACAGGAGATGGAAAAAGCCGACTGTGAGGACCGGCGAATCTATCTGATAGGAACTTATGACACCAACACCGGCCTGATCACGCCGTGTCAGCCTCAGCTGGTCTACAATCTCGAGGAGGCAAGAAAAAATGGCAGCACGAATCTTTAAGCCGTTCGAGGATGAAAAACCGGTCAGCATCGCGAATTGCGCGGGAAATCGTATGGAACCGGAATACAAAGAGCGATACGACGAAAACGGACAAGCATATCTCGAACAGGTGGGCGAGGTAGACACCTACGAAAAAATCCAGAGCTACCGAGATGAATGCGACGTCATGAGCATCCTGAGCCGATATGCAGCGGGCGATCAGACCGTAATGAGCAACCCGGGCTGGTACATCGACACGACCAAAATGCCAACGACCTACACGGAGTACCTGAACCTGATGAACGAGCAGCGGGAGAAGTTCGACCTGCTTCCAATCGAAATCCGCATGAAGTTCAACAACAACTTCAACGAGTATATGGCAACCGCAGGTGAAGAACAGTGGCTGCGAAATTTGGGCATTATGCCAGTAAACAACGCTGCAGCACAGGCCGATCAGAGCCAAACAACTGGCAAAACGACGAAAAAAGAAGGAGATGAAGCATAAATGAGCCGAAACAGCGAACAGCATTTCAATCAAGTTCCACACGCCGAAATCAGAAGAAGCAGCTTCCGCAGACCATTCTCACTCCTGACGACGATCAACGAAGGCGACCTTGTGCCGATCTACCTTGACGAAGTACTTCCCGGAGACACCTTCAAAGTCGAACAGAACAGCTTAATCAGAATGGCGACGCCGCTCTATCCGATCATGGATAACTGCGACGTGGATTTCTACTACTTCTTCGTTCCATGCCGACTGCTCTGGGACCACTTCGTGAACATGATGGGTCAAAACGACTCGACGTTCTGGGCCGAGACTGTCGAATACACAACACCAGTCACAACAGCACCGTCAGGCGGGTGGAACGCAAACACTATTGCAGATTACTTCGGAGTACCAACCAAAATCAACAATCTGAAGGTCAACTCCATGCCCTTCCGTGCATACGCAAAAATCTGGAACGAGTGGTTCCGGGACGAAAATCTGCAGCAGCCTGTGACGATGAAAACAGGAGATGCAACGACCGCAGGAAGCAACACGGGAACAAAACTGACCGACGCAGAAGCCGGAGGACTGCCGCTTAAAGTTGCAAAGCACAAAGACTACTTCACAAGCTGCCTACCGCAGCCACAAAAAGGAAGCGCGGTAAACCTACCTTTAACGGGAAACGCACCAATCAGACTATTTACCACAAAAGATTTGACCAACGCAACATACTACGAGAATGGCGGTCACTTCGTCGGATATAACACCGGAGCAATCGGAAACAAAGCGATACTCGACACCGAAAACTTAAACGCATATGTAAATCTGTACGATGGAGAAAACACAACAACGCTAAAAAAAGCATACCTCGGCGCAAATCTAGCCGACGTCACCAGCGCAACGATCAACGAACTTCGAAACGCAATCGCAGTACAGCACATCCTAGAACGAGATGCCAGAACGGGCACGCGGTACAAAGAAATCTTAAAGGGAGCGTGGGGGGTAACCAGTCCGGATGCACGGCTTGACCGAAGCGAATACATTGGCGGATACAGAATGCCGATCAACATCAATCAGGTCATTCAGACGTCCAGCACAGACAGCACGTCGCCACAGGGCAACACCGGCGCCTACAGCATGACAACCGGAAGCCGACACATGTGCACCTACTCAGCAACAGAGCACGGCTATGTCATCGGCCTTGCATGTGTACGAGTACAGCACAGCTACCAGCAGGGATTGCGGAGACTGTGGACACGCAGCACACGTTTCAGTTACTACGATCCTATGCTTGCAAACCTCGGCGAACAGGCAGTGTTAAACAAAGAAATCTATGCACAGGGCACAAACAAAGATGACGAAGTGTTCGGATATCAAGAAGCGTGGGCAGACTACAAGTACAGAACGAACGAAATAACCGGAGAAATGCGGTCGAACTACGCTCAGACTCTGGACGCATGGCACTATGCGGACAAGTACAGCAGCCTTCCAACCTTGAGCAGCTCGTGGATCAAGGAGGGAACGGAAAACATCGACCGGACCTTAGCAGTAAAGTCAAGCAACAGTCACCAGTTTATCTGCAACTTCTACTTCAATAACACATGGGTCAGACCGATGCCAGTTTACAACATCCCGGGCCTTGACACGATCTAAGGGGGTAAAAAATGGAATGGGGTGCAGCACTATCAGCCATTAAAACAATACTTCCTATCATCAGCGCAGGAGTTGGAGTGGCGGGACAAATCAAAAATCTCGTAAGCGGAAGCACAGGTGCAAGCACCAACGCGCAAAGCGGGTCAAGCTCAAATACAACAGTAGGATCAAACACATCCGCATCAACAAGCGCGTCAAACGCAACGACAAGCACACAACAGACAAGCGCAACGACCGGAAGCAGCGAAACCATAGGCAACACATCAAGCCTTGGAAGCTTACTCAGCAACGCACTAGGCAGTATCACAGGCAACAACAGCAGTGCAGCAGCCAACTTCAACGCTGGTCAAGCTCAGACTGCCAACAACCTACAGACAGGGCTTTGGACCATGGCGAACCTGATGAACCAAATCAACGTCAACAGGCAGAACGAAAAAGCGCTCGAAAGCGTAACGAGTGCAAACGCTTACAACGCAGCCGAAGCACAAAAAAACAGAGACTGGCAAGAAAAAATGAGCAGCACCAGTTACCAAAGAGCCGTAGAGGACATGAAAAAAGCCGGAATCAATCCAATTCTGGCAGCAAAAAACGGAGGAGCTGACACAGGCAGCGGAGCAACAGCAAGCAGCGCGGGTCTGCCAAGCTTTAGCCACGCACAAGCAGCAGCTATTCCGGCAGCACACACGGCCACCATGCAAGCAATGTACGATTACGGCAACAACACGGCACAGTTTCTAAACAACGCCATGCAGACGATCAACAGCGCGAAAGAGACGCACAACTACAGCGAAGCCAACTACATGGAAGGAATCATGCAGGAAGTGACGCACACCAGCGCACAAGGCGTCGAACGTATGGCAAGCACAATACAAAACGAGTTCAACAACAAGGGCTGGGAGCACACAAAGAGCGATACCAAAACGAACGAGAAGAATCTCGAACTTAACGCAGAAGGGAAAATACAGCTTGGAGGTGGAAGCACAACCAACGAAACACAAAGCGGATGGAAAAAAAGGCTGGGTAGATAGTTGACAAATCAGAAGGAAGGTGTATAATATGAGTGTACCAATCACACACTTAGGTTAGGAGATAACTATGAAAAAACAAACCGTTAAACGAATCAACGTCAACTTAACAAAAATTGAATTAACAGTCATAGAAGAACTACTAAAAAACCAAGAACAGCTCAACGAATCAATGGGAAATCCACCATGGACAAAAAACAATGCAAGCGACATCATAAGATTTGCAATATGTCAACTAGGATATGAAGAAGGATTAGGAGACAAGATGCAATGAAAAAAAGTAAAAAAATTTTCAAAGTAAAACTGACGAAAGATCAACTGGACAAGCTAAAATATATAGAAAGCTGCTGGATGTACGATGAACCTACATACAGCGATATCATAGCAACCGCAATAGAAGTATTCGCGGAAGAATTAGGCTATAGCCATTATATGAAAGAAGTTATGGGTAAAGAATACAACGACGACTTACCATTCTAAAGGGCCGGTTTTCTCCGAAAACCTTGAAACAAAACGAGTTACGGCTTCACGCCTCACTCGGGGAAGCAACATTTATACATAGAGAAATGGAAAAAATTACTAAAAATTGTGTCACCTAGCCCCAATAACATCAAGAGGGTTATTGGGGCTAGGTGAGGGGAGGTGCAGCAAAACGAAATGTCATGCACAAAACCGCTCGTCAGATTTGATAATGGAGAGATAACAAGCCTTAAAAATTACCTAGAATATGGCAGAAGAAAAACAACCACGTTCTACATGGGAGAAGGACCACTCCTAAACGAATCAGCCGAAAAAAAATTACTTAGAAAAATCAAAGAAGAAAAATGCACGCTCATACCATGCGGACACTGTGCAGCATGTAAACTCACAGCATCATCCAGCTGGGCAAACCGAATGGAAATGGAACTGCCATACCACGAAAACGCATGGTTCGTAACTCTAACTTACAACGATGAAAACATTCCATACAGATACACATGGGACAACGGAACCGGCGAGATCGTAACAGAAAACTATTCGCTCAACTATGACGACTTAACAAAATTCTGGAAAAGATTGCGAAGGTACATTGACTACAACATAGAAAATTACAAAGGAAATCTGATGTACTACGCTGCTGGAGAGTATGGCAGCACAACACACAGACCACACTATCATGCAATCATCTATGATCTGCCGATCGAGAAAGACGATCTCAAAGAATACAAAAGGAGAGCCGGAGCAGTCTATTATAACTGCGAGTGGCTCGAAAAGGTATGGGGACTTGGGTATGTAGTCATTGCACCGGCAGAATGGAAAGCAATGGCATACACAGCCAGATACACAACAAAAAAAGTATACGGGAAAGAAGGTAAAGAATTTTACGAAAACCTCGGAATCTTGCCAGAAGATAACCGAATGTCACTGAAACCAGCGATCGGAGCAAAATATTATTACGACCATGCAGAAGAAATCTACAAAAAAGACCAAATCTACCTGAAAAGCGGGAAAATCTGTAAACCTCCAAGATACTTTGACAAACTGTTCGATCTAGAACACTCAAAAGCAAAACCGCTCTCAGCAGACGAAGAAAGGAGCATCGAGGACACAATAGAAAAAGCCGAATCTGAAGAACTTAAAGCAATTAAACGAGAACGTCGAAGAATCGCAAATGACGCTCTCTTTGCTCAGCTCAAGCAGACCGGCCTGACCATGCAAGAGTATTATACTCTAAAAGATGCTAAAATGCAAGAACGAATGAAAAAGCTCATTCGGAACGAGGTCTAAAAAGGAATTTACAAATAAAGGAAATCCGGCTACTAACACAAAAGCTACGTCATGCTCTTCGCACGGCGCACCGCGCCTACCGCATGACCTTCAATGAAAACGTAAGTTTGACGAAATTCAGGCTTGCGTTTTT